GCGACTGGCTGCAGCGGCAGAACGAGCCCTAAAGCGCCTCGACAGCGCGTATGGCGGCCAGGCAGGCCTTCTAAAGGACGCGGCGCTTAACCTGAGTGTCGCAGGTGAGTGTTACCTGGTTCAGTTGCCGGAGCGCCGCGGCACAGGTGTTCCCGAGTCATGGGACATTCGCTCTGTCGACGAGGTTCAGGTCGACCAGCGCAGCAACTACGGCATCGCACCGCGTCGCGATCTGCTCACAAACCGTGGCACAGCTTCCATGGGCGGCAGCGATTCGAACGGCGTCATCTCACTTCCGAAGAACGCGTTTGTTGGTCGAATCTGGCGAGCGCATCCTCGGTTTTCAGAAGAGGCAGATTCAAGTCTACGCGGACTTCTTGACCTCTGCGCTGAGCTATTGCTGTTGAACCGCACGTTCCGCGCAACCGCACGCTCGCGACTGAACGCCGGTGCGTTGTACCTTCCTGACGGACTTAGCGTCGCCGCGTCGCCGGATCCTGATTATCCGTACGACGATGAGACAAACCTCGAGCCCGGCATCACGCAGGAAGAGGTCGCTGACGAGTTTGAAGATCAGCTCATCGACGCGATGACCACGCCCATCCGTGATGAGGACAGCGCCAGTGCTGTTGTTCCATTGATCATCCGTGGACCTGCTGAACTTGGCGACAAGATCAAGCAGTTCAAGTTCGAGCGCAGCTTTGACCCCGCACTCGCGCAGCGCGCTGATCGCGTTCTCGAGCGCATCATGCAGGGCCTCGACGTGCCGAAGGACATCGTCACCGGCCTCGCAAACGTCAAGTACAGCAACGCCGTTCAGATCGACGAGTCGCTATACAAGGCGCACATCGAGCCGCTGATGCTGCTGATCGCTGACGCGCTGACCGTGGTGTACCTGCGTCCGTACCTTGTTGCGACAGGCTACAGCGCAGCAGAGGTCGAGAATGTTGTCATCTGGTTCGACCCGAGCCAGGTAGCGACGCGTAACGACCGCGCTATGGACGCTGATTCCGGCTTCGATCGCCATGCGGTGTCGCTCGACACATGGCGTCGCGCACACGGCTTTAGCGACGCTGACGCGCCAAGTCCGACCGAGATCGCGATGCGCCTAGTCTTCGAAAAGGGCATGATCACGCCAGAACTCACCGAGGCGATGATCGGTGCGTTCGCGCCTGAGGCGTTGACAGCAGCTCGAGCAGCACAGCAGGCAAACAGCGTTGCGCCGATGCCTGACGCGCTTCAACAGATGCTGCAGGGTGGACCCCCGCCTACTGAGGCAGCGCCTCCAGCAGAACAACCACCAGCCGCACCGGTTGAACCGACCCCCACGGCCACGCCGCAAGCGCCGCCTTTACAGTAAGAGAAGGTACCAATGTTTGACATGATGGACAATAGCGGCAAGAAAGCGCTTGCCGGCGAACTTTATAGTCTGTTAGCAGATTCGTTCACAATGTCGTTCCGCGCGCAGGCATGCCACTGGAACGTTCGTGGCGAAGACTTTCACCAGTTTCACGAGTTCTTTGCAATGATCTACGGCGACGTCGAGTCGTCGATCGATCCTACTGCCGAGAACATCCGCAAACTCGGATTCGATGCACCGTTGAACCTCAGCGACATGTGCGCAACCACGATGATTCGCGATGAGTCGTTTACTGGCAACCCCATGGACATGACCGCCGCGCTGCTTTCTGCTAACGACGTCATCATCGCCAGGATCTTCAGTGCATTCGCCGTTGCAGCAGAGTGCAATGAACAGGCGATAGCGAACTACTTGGCTGATCGTCTTGATAAGCATCAGAAGTGGGCGTGGCAGATGAAGTCAATTCTCAACATTGACGGCCAGGTCGCGCCGGGAAAATTAGAGGCTGATCTTCTTCTAACAGCACCTGCAATGCAGAGTGTAGAAGATCAGCCATTCGAGCTAACGCGCCCGGTTCGGTTCTCGGAAAGAACCGAACTGGCGCTGCTCAATCGTGTCGATGCGCACAACAAGGTGGCTCAGCCTGGCAAGCGCACGACACTTTCGACCATAAAGGCTGTTTATCGCAGAGGCGCAACGTCCTTTTCGACGTCGTCTTCATCTCACATGTCTCGCGATCAATGGGCGATGGCCCGCGTCGATGGACACTTGTCGGCGCTTCGCACCGGTAAGGTCAAGTCCGGATACCGAGCGCTTGATCGCGACCTACTTCCGAACGGACATCCGCTTGCCGACACCTCAAGCGTGACAGCGTCGGCAAGCGTCAAGGCAAGTCTTACAGTGACGCTGAAGGATCCTGCCGAGTACGCAAGCGCAGAGGAAGCTATCGTTGCGCTGGCTGAGTTTTCTGGCCAGGGCTACGAGATCGTTCCAGCGCTCCGCGCAACGTGGAAGCGCGCGGTCAACGACGGCGAAAAAGCGTACGATAGAGCATACGAACTTGCTACGCGGCTATATGACAGCCGCGATAGTGATCTGCTACCCAACTTGGACTGAGACAGACAGGCTGTTATGAAAAAGAGTAGCAACAAGACGGCAAAAACGCAGTTCATTCACTACCACGGTGCACGACTGCGTTCACAGATCGTTCTTCGCGTAAATGCCGCCAATGCCGAGGCGTTGCCTGAGCGTCGCGTGCCGATCAAGGCCGCGATCACTGTGGCCAACCGTGACCTCGCGTTTACGACACGTTTGCAGCCTGAGGCCAGAGTGTTCTCTGCGCTTCGAGCCGTGAACGCGCATGTTGCTCTCTCGATTCGCAATAAGCAGACAACAGGCGCTCTTCGCAACGCCGACCTGCTACCTGTCGGGCACCCTGCGTCGACTAAGCCTCACGCGATGACTGCATCGGCTCTTCGCCGCGCGCACGCGCAGTGGCTTGCGGCTGATACGGCGATTGACCCGGCAATTCGTCCACTTGTTGCTTCTGCGTTTAGTGCACTCCCTGGATCTGCTCAGCGTGATCACGCATTCGCACGTCTTGCTCTCTCGAGCGCGCCGATCTACGTCACAGCTGATCCGCTGAAGCTCAATCCAATTATTGCGGTTGCCGGATTTGGAATGGGTGGAAACTCTTCCGCCGCGCGTTCAGCACGCGCACGCATGCAGCGCCGTGACCGATACGGTCGGTTTGCCTTCATGGGCGGCGGGTTCATCTTTAACGTGCGCATGCCGGACATGAGTTTCCGCACTGTATCTGGTCGAGTTGTCGGCGCGTCCGGAACTGATGCCATTGAAGTTGAGCTCACAGATACAGGTGTTCTACCTGACGGAATCTACTCGCTTCCTTCTGTAAAAGGTGAAACAGCTCGCGCCATTCTTTCACGTCCGTTTCTCGATAAACTTCCCGGCGTAAAGAGTAGAGCAACAGGTAGCGACAAGGTTTTTGTTGATTCATCTGAACTTGCTCGTCTTGATCAGCCCACAGGTTGGACAAAAGTCAAGACAGAAGGCAACCTCGAAACGTACGTCTCAGACGACGGTTACTTTGCGCTGAAGCAGCTTGGCGACGCGCCTGCGTACGAACTTCACCGTGCGAACCTCGATAACAACTCTGTTGGCGACCTTGTCAAGCGTGGCAAGTCGTGGGCTGATGTTCAGAAAGCAGCGAAGAGCGACTCGAATAAATACGAGACTGTAAAGAGAAATGCTGAAAAGATTGAAAAGTCTGGGCAGAAAGCGCCGCCCTCAGCAGGCGACTCCGGCGAGCCGTACGATGCGCTTCTCGATGGAATGTTTGAAGACGGGTGGACACAGGATGCTCCCGGCTTTAAGGCAGAATTTAAGAAACGGCTTTATGATGAAAAGCCAAGCTATTCAGAGAAGAAAGCTGAAGCTTGGATTCAGAAGCAGATAAAGAATCCGACATTTTCTTCGTTCGACAATCCCGAGTGGCAAAAGGCTGTTGACTTTGCTCGTCAGAACCCGACAGACGATCTTCGAAAGAAGATCGCCAACAGCAAGTCTGACATGTTTACGCCTAAGCAGTACAAGGCGCTACTTAAGAATGTCTCAAAGGATCCTGCGTACGCGTCGTTTGACGGCACGCCTGGCATTCTAGATGAAGCCGGCAAAGCCGACCTTGTCGCATGGGCTGGAGGTCTCGACGGTGGAACAATTGATCGTCCGTACTTCTCAACGGACAGCAACCAGATCATCTCGAACGGCATCTCTCTGAGCGTTGCAACGAATATAAGCAACTTCGTGCAGGCGATGTCAGATGGCGACTACATCAGCACGAACACTTGGTATCGGATGGCCGACGCTAAGCGTGCACTTGACACGCCTTACGGCAAGACAACAAGTTCAGTTACGCCAAATGGTGCCGGCTACATCTCTGGTGAAGCCAAAAGCCCCTATGTGATGCAGGACTTTGCTGGCGTTGATCTGCCGGACTACGAACCGTCAATGGTTTCAGG